GAAAGATGTGTGTCGTGTCAAATAAAAAGGGGTTGAGGGGGAGTACATATATAGATTTGTATATTTGTTTGTTGGTCAATTTAAGGGGGCGGTTTTTATCGAACTACTAAAAAAAGGGTTTACTATTTTGTAGTTTATCTACTTAGTTCAAACCAAAAAAACACACTTTTTTTTATAAGAGTCTAAATATCAGTTAATTAAAATTAAGCCCCTTACTAGGTCCTTACTAGGTCCATACTAGGTCCTAGCTAGCCCCTCGCTAGGGGTTAAAGACAAAGATAAAGACTATATATACTATTATTTATATTTTATATATATTTGCGTATGGCTAAAATGATACCTACAGAAATAAAAAGACAACGTGGCACTTTGCGAAAGGATAGAACAAATCCTTACGAGCCTAAGTTACCAGTTGCTATTCCACCAACACCTACTTGGCTTTCTGAAGATGGGCAAAAAGCATTTGTAGAGTTAAGCACCTTGTTGCACGATATGTCTGTGCTGACTAATGCTGATGAATTAGCCTTAACACTTCTTTGTGATGCTTACAGCGAGTACAAAAGTGCTAAACAGATTGTAAACTCTTTGGGTGCAACTGTTGAGGTTATGTCAAGGGAAGGAAATTCTAAACCAACTATACGTCCTGAAGTTCAGATAGCTAATCAAGCATTTGTTAGAGTCTTTCAGTTGCTAAAAGAATTTGGTTTGACACCATCGAGTAGAGCAAAGGTAAATGCTATGGAACAAGTAGGAACGACACCAGATGTTAAAATAGAAAACTTCTTCCACGGTGGCGAATAACCTACACAGAATTGATAAGAACAGATATTACTTTGATGAGGTATCAGCTAAAAGAGCAACTGACTTTATAGAAACTTTTTGTCAACACACTAAGGGTGAATTGGCAGGTCAAAAATTTGTGTTAGAACCTTGGCAAATAGAAATCATACAAGGAATATTTGGTTGGAAATCTAAAGAAACTAAACTAAGAAAATTTAGACAATGTTTTATTTTTATTCCTAGGAAGAATGGTAAGACAACGATGATGGTAGGCATTGCACTTTATATGCTTTTTTCTGATGGAGAGAAGGGTGCTGAGATTGTAAGTGCAGCCGCAGATAAAGAACAAGCGAGACTGAGTTTTAGTATAGCCAAGCAAATGGTTTTGCAAGAACCTAACTTAATAAAACGAGCAGGTACATTCAGAGATTCTATCACTTACGATAAGGTAGGGTCATACTACAAAGTTATCTCAGCAGATGCAGATACAAAACACGGATTAAATTTATCGTGCTGTTTGCTAGATGAGATTCACTCGCACAAAAATAGAGATTTATATGATGTTTTACTTACATCTATGGGAGCAAGGAAAGAACCTCTTATGCTTGGTATTACCACAGCAGGAGCAGGTAATCAGAAAGATCATATCTCACGAGAACTTTACGACTATAGCAAAAAACTTATTGAAGGTTCTATTGAGGACGATTCGTTTTTAGGAGTTGTTTACGAGGCTGCTGAAGATGATGATATTTACACAGAGGAAGTTTGGCGAAAAGCTAATCCTGGTTATGGTTCTATCATCAAAGAAGAATATATGAAGCAACAAGCTGTCAAAGCAAAAAATGAGCCTTCATACGAAAATACGTTCCGTAGACTCCACGTAAATCAATGGGTTTCAAGTTCTTCAAGATTTATATCTGATATACAATGGATGGGTTGTTCTGATGAGGTAGATTTAGATTCCTTAAAAGGCAAAGTTTGTTATGCAGGTTTAGATTTGGCAAGTACTAGAGATGTTACTTGTTTAACTTTATTGTTTCCTGACGAAGAAGAAGGCTATGATTTAATTAATTTTAATTTTATTCCTGAAGATAACGCAAAGAAAAGATCAATTAGGGATAAGGTAAACTACGACAAGTGGGAAAGAGAGGGGTACATTTATTATACACCAGGAGATGTTTGTGATTACAATTACATTAAGCAAAAAATTAGAGAAATAGGTGAGTTATATGACTTGCGTATAGTAGCTTACGATAGATGGAATGCTAGTCAAATTGTAATTGATCTTACTGAGGAAGGGTGTCCTATGATTCCTGTAGGTCAAGGATATAAAACTATGTCACCTGCTACGAAAGAATTTGAAGGATTAGTATTGAGTGGTAAACTAAGACACGGAGGTGACCCTGTGCTTAGATGGATGATGTCTAATGTAGTGTTAACTCACGATGCAGCAGGTAATTGCAAACCAGACAAATCTAAATCAAATGAAAAAATTGACGGGATTGTAGCAACAATAATGGCTTTATCAGAGGCTATGCAAAACAAAAATACAGGCGGATCAGCCTATGATGACAAAGAAATATTTTTCTTGTAAGGAACAAATTATAAATGACCAATACGGAGTCATTCGTGAGATAGCAATCAATGTCTTACGCACTAATAACGACCTTCATTTTTTAGATGACCTAGTACAAGAAGTTTGCTTAATACTTTTGACACAACAAAACGAATCAATAATGACAATTTACGAGCAAGGTGATTTTAAGTTTTACGTTGCTAGAATAATTACCAATCAAGTTTTATCGTCTACATCTCCGTTTCACAAAAAGTACAGACAAAAGATTTTAGACTTACCGATTATAGATGAGGAATATAACCCTTTAGCAGACAGAATTTGGGTAGATATACATCACCTTTTGACTAAAAAACAACGTGAATTAGTTAATTTAAGGTTTGTTTATAAGCTAAAAGTTAGGGAAATTGCCAAGATAAAGGGCATTTCTACTAGGCAAGTGTACAAGAGTTTAGACAAAATTAAAAGTTATTTGAAAAAAAAGTACAAATAAAGGTTCACAAATCGTGCTTTTCTATATATGTATATGGGTAAGGTACATTAAACTTATAGAGATTTGGCAGGAATTTTAGATTTTTTTAAAAGAAAACCACAAGCAACACCACAAGAGGAGCGTTATTATGGCTCTGGACTTTATAATCCAACTTTAGTAGGTAATGCTTCAGGACAACCAGTAGATAAAAATAGAGCCTTACAACTTTCCACAGTTTGGAGTTGTGTCAGAGTAATCTCTGAAACTATTGCTTCTCTACCAATCTCGTTATACGAAAAAGACTCTAGCGATAAGAGATATATCCTTTTTGACAACCCACTTCATTCGCTTGTAGGCGAACAACCTTCCACACTCTATAACTCCTTTAGTTTCTTTGAAAAAGCGTTAGTAGACCTTTGTCTTGATGGCAATTTCTTTGCTTATATAGAAAGAAATAACGGAGGTTTGCCTACACAAATTATTCCTATCCAATGCGAAGATGTGAGTGTCTATGTATCACCTGATGGTAGGGAAGTTTATTATGAGATAGATCAAAACGAGACAATACCCTATCCGTTTACAGGTAGAGTAAACTCAGAAAATATGCTTCACGTAAAAGGTTTGTCTTGCGATGGTATTATGGGTAAATCCCCTATACAATCAGCGGCAAATTCTTTAGGAGTATCTTTATCTATCGAGCAATTTGCAGGGTCATTCTTTAAGAACGGAGCATCAATCGGTGGTATTCTTAAACACCCTGGCACACTTAAACCAGAAACAGCTAAGAGACTTAGAGCAAGTTGGAATCAAACATATAGTGGTACAATCAACGCAGGTAAAACTGCAATTCTTGAAGAAGGAATGGACTTTGCACCAAGACAGATACCAAATAATCAAGCACAGTTTCTTGAGACTAGACAATACCAAGTAAGTGATATTTGTAGAACATTTAGAGTTCCAAATCATTTAGTTAATGATTTATCAAATGCTACCTATTCAAATATAGAAGCACAACAAATAGATTTTGCAGTTCACACTATTACACCTTGGATAAAAAGAATTGAAAGTGCTTTAAATCAAAAACTAATACCTTTTAATAAGAAGGGTTCTCAGTATTTTAAATTCAATTTAACAGCCCTTTTAAGGGGTGATTCTAAATCAAGAGCAGATTACTACCGAACTTTAGTAAACATCGGTGTAATGTCTCCTGATGAGGTTAGATCATTTGAGGATATGAACTCTATGGGTGGTGAAAGTGAAAAAGTATATATGCAAAGTAATATGATGCCTTTAGATAAATTAGGCGAATCAACTAAAAGAGAAATATAATTATTATGAGTTTAAATCAAATTAAATTACAAGCAACCGAAGCGAGTGAAGTAGATAGTGGCGGAGCGGTATCATCAGATATAACATTTAATACACCTACTCTTTTATTTATAGGAGTTGCAGGTAATGTAAAAGTTAAGTGTTCAGGTGGTAGTGACAACATTGTCTTTAAAAACCTACCCGCAGGAAGCATTTTACCTGTTAAAGTAGACAAAATTTATACTGCTAGTACAACCGCACAAGATGTTGTAGCTTTAAGCTAATATGATAATAGCTATACAAAATACAATCGGAGCAATCCGAAGTTTTTTAGGTATTGTAGTATCTGGTCTAAAGATGTTCTTACCATTTAGTTCTAGCCAACAATTAGGAGAGGAATTAGTGGTTAATGGAGATTTTTCTAATGGTACAACTTCTTGGAGTGAGGAGGGAAACTCAACTATTTCAGTTGGTACTTATGAAGGCAAAACAGATGTTGCTAATATTAATATAACTGATGCTCTTAGTAGTTCAAGAATAGAACAAGCATTTGATTATGTAAATGGCAAACAATACGAAGTATCTGTTGAAGTTTATCTTGTTAATGGGAGTTTTAGAGTTGATTCTTCAGATACTTTTGTAAGTGGTGATTTTGTTTCAACAACAACAACAGGTTCTTGGCAAACATTAACTGCAACTATTACTGCTATTCAAACTGGAACAAATGTTATTTGGTTAAGGTCAATTTCTCAAGTATCAGAATTTTATGTGAATTCAATCTCCGTAAAAGAAGTAGCTCAATTCTCATTAGATAAAACTACCAACAACAACAACGCTAAATTGTTTACAGGTAATTGCCTTGACTTTGATGGAATTAATGATTATGTAGATGCAGGCAATCCAAATATATCTTTAAAGACATTAGTTTTTTGGATTAATTTAGATAGCACAACTGAACAGGTTATGACCTTAACATCAAGTCAGTCTATATTAATTTCTAGTGGTACTATTACATTAAATGGCACTTGGTCGGGTTCGGTTATATATGTAGACAATGTAGTTACATCAACAATATCTGCATCATCTTATAAAAGAGTTGTTATTACAACTACATCTGCAATAACTGTTAATGATTTAGAATTTGGTAGAATAGGCTCAGATTATGGTGGTTTTAAAATGTCCGATGTTCAAATTTGGAACACAGCTTGGAGTGCTACAGATGTAGCTAACGATTACGCTAATCCTAATCAACTTGTGTCAAGTGTATCTGTGTCTAATCTAAAAGGTTGGTGGGCGTTTACTGAGGGTAGTGGTACAACTGCTTACGATAGTTCAGGAGAAGGAAACAATGGTACTATAGCAGGAGCAACTTATGAACCTGCACAATCTAGCATTTTACAATTAGGAATGATAAATTGGTCAAATGGTTCAGGTGTGTTTTTACCCCCTAATCCAAGTAATGCTACACAAGATATTTTAGGTAACGCAGTTCGAGATAGACAAAACTCACTTAATCTGACAGGAAGTGGTTACTCAAGTGTTGCTAATAGTTCTACTTTGCAATTTGGTACAGATGCTTTTACAATTCAAGCGTGGATAAAACCATTTAGTCTAGCAGCAAATAATAGAATCCTTACTAAAGGGGTTACAGGGAATGGAGAGTTTATGATTAGCGTTGGAGGAGATAATGCGTCTGTTAGAGTATTTGCAAAGGATTCAAGTGGTAATTCTCTTGATACTTCTAATGATTTTAGTTCTTTGACTATTAATTCTTGGCAAATGATAACTGTTGTAATTGACACACCGAATGACCAAATATTATTTTACAAAAATGATGGAAATGTAGAAACAAAAACAGGTGCATCTTGGACAGGTAACTTTAATAGTACACAATTAATTACAATAGGGAATACGTCAAGCGTTAGTGCAGGTCAATTCTTTGATGGCTTAGTGAGTGATGCTTTAGTTTACGATAGAGCATTATTAGCAACTGAAGTAGAACAAAATTATAAAGCAGGAGAATCTGCACATACAAATTAATTACTATGAGAGGAAATGTATATATGTGTCTTAACACAACAACTTA